AGTCCTGAACAATGTCAGGCAATGTTAAGAAATGTGGTCTGGTCCTCCCAAATGGACCATCAGCACATTCAGGGCTATTCGCAGAGATGTCTGCAATGCCCCTCTGGTATAACTCGTCGCTAAAGCGACCCGTAATACCACATGCTTTGCGCCACTATGTTAGCGGTACAAAGTATCTCTCAACTAAGCAGGTTCCTTCCTGCCTTATGTTGAGGCACTCAGGTTCGATGTCAGTGACAAAGAACAGAGATATTCTCCTTAGATGTGGATTCACACTGGGAGAATCGTTGCGAGGGACCTCTGTCGAGAGGGACCTCACAGTACGCCGGACGGTGGAGGGTCTCCTAAGTCCAAGCGGTAGCCTCGCTGAAATCCTTATGGATGTAGCAGAGGTTTCGGACATAATGCATCAAGACGATGGTATTATGCTGGATTCCGAGTCCGACTCGTCAGGGTCTGAAACGGAAGAAGCCGAGCGTGTCCTTAGCGGAGACGCCCGGAAGACTGTTCGATTTAGGAAAGACGCTTCCTATCGACTCAGATACGATGACCCATGGAAAATCCATGCGGGATATCGCCTCGGTGATAAACTGGGTATGAACCCAGATATCACTGTATGGTCCGGAGACGGTATACGTCTGCAAGACCCTCTTCCAGCTAAAGTCCTAGGACCGCGCTGGAACGGATCACAGAAATCGAAAGTTCGATTCTCTGCGATTTCTCAACACGAGGTGAAACTTCACGTCGTGTATGAACACACTCACTGGGGCCGCGCCCTTAGAAAGTTGTGTAACGTGACAGGACATTACCAGTCCTGGGCACGTACACTGAGATACCGAATCAATCGGTTTCTCAGTGGATCGACAGACCCTTGCCTAAGCAAGAGTCAAGTCGAATCTTTATTTGAGGAACATAATCCATCAATTAAAGCCCGGGCTTCACGTCTCATAGAGATGCTGAAGACCGTCGACGGGATATTTCTACAAAGATATCTTTGTTATCCCGAAGAGGTGTGGACATGGGACAGATTTGACCTGTTCACACTAGGAAACATCTCCTACCTAATAGGAGATGAGTTCCTTGACGGTACGCTAACCCAGGAGGGTGCATCCGTCAATACTTCTTACGCGCAGTTAAAGGCGAGTAGGAAGTGGTTCAAGGAGGCTGCACACCGCGGCGACCTCGAACATGCACTAGAGAGCATGGGTGATAGACCCAGCCACTGGTGCCGGCAATTCGTCAACGTCTGGAGACGTGCGAATACCGAGGAAGGCGACCGACGTACTTATATCATCGGTATCCTTTCACAGACGCGTGGGTGTGGAACTCCACCCCCAGTCGTCTTACTCCAGTCTAAGGTCAAATTTTTACAAACCATTAGCCGGGAGAGAGCCCCTTTGAGCCGCACATCGCGGATGATCAGAAGGGCCGCACTGGAAGAAGTCCTGGCAGGACTTGATGACAGTGCTTTCACTGGACTCGCGACAAAGTCACGAATCACAGTGAGTACGTCCGCTTCCTGGGAAAAGACCAGGAGAGAGGGCGGTACGATAGAGGCAGCTAGGGAACTACTAGCGTCACTACCGATAGGTGAGTCGGTTCCCGTTAGGGACCTACACACCTGCCGAATTGAATCATACAGGAGCGTCAGCTCCTTCAATTCGACTGGAGAAGTGGTATTCTGGCTAGCGCTAGACCACGTTCTCCGTTCACCACCGGAAACGCTAAAATATGCGTTTCTAACGATGGTGAAAGAGCCTGGGAAAGCAAGAACTGTTACCAAGGCCCGTGCTTGTCTAAAGATCGTACTAGATCTTGTGAACAAGCTTGTCTCCTCGCCCCTAGAAAAGGGGATAAGGAGCAGCACATCCGGGATGGGCAAAGCCAATCACGGATGGAATCTCTTCTGTCGTCTCATGTCGGACGAAGTAAGAGATATGGTGTTCTCTCTTGATAATCGAGAGGAGAACCCCTATGAAGGCTACGTCGAAAGGACGGACACCTTCAAAGCACTGTTCATGTCCTCAACGGACTTTGAACAGGCCACCGATCAGATGAACCACGAGGTTGCAGCTGATCTGGGAGACGCGTGGATGCGCAAATGCGGCATCCCACGTCTACTTCGCTCGATAGTGCACAACACGTGCTTTACCGAGCGAGAAGTCTTCTTTCATGCATCTGGCATGTTGAAGACCTACGGTACGCCCCGCCCGGACATGGGTGAGGGAATTAATAGCGTACCGCTCGTCAACGGGGTCCTAATGGGCGACCCGTTAACGAAAATCGTGCTACACCTAACAAATGTTGTATCACGACATGTAGGAAACAGGCTCCATGAACCTGATTTCTACAACATCTTTCCGAATGGCCGTCAGGCATTCGAAAGATTTAAGCTTGGACTAGGTCTTCCGACCTAGCCCCAGCCTGAATTGCACACGCAGCCCTGTAAAGCGACTGTGTGCGGCAACGCAACGCCCCCCAAGGGGGAGCAATT